GGGTTCGAGGCGCTGGGGATCGACGCCGCCGAGGTGTCGCTGAAGACGTCGACCGCCTATGTCGAGCGCGATGCCGATGTGGCGCCGGGTGTCTATACGGTGCGCGAAACCGCGGGGCCGGCGGGGCTGGATGCGGCGGCGTGGCCGCTGACCGGCGCCGGGCCGCGGATCGTCGAGGCGGTGGTGCCGCCGCTGGAGAGCAACCGCTTGTTCACCGCGGTATCGATGCCCAACCCGCATCTGGTGACGTTCGTCGATGCGGTGGATGAGACCGAGCTGGTCGCCGTGGGCGAGCGGTGCGAAGCGGCACCCGGGTGGTTGCCCAATCGCGCCAACGTATCGTTCGTCGAAGTGCGCGGTGGCGATCTGTTCGTGCGGACGTTCGAGCGCGGTGTCGGCCTGACCGACAGCTGCGGCAGCGCGATGGCGGCGTCGAGCTTCGCCGCCTGCCTGACCGGGCGGCTGGCCTATGGCGCCCCGATCACCGTATTCAACAAGGGCGGGCTGGTGCGCGCGGTCGTCGCCGAAGACGCGATGGTCAGCCTGTCGGGCAATGCGACCTGGGAATGGCGCGGATCGGTCGATATCGACCTCAGGACGGAGCAGGCGGGAAACTTGCGCGTTGAGGGTCATGCCGATGCGGAGATCGCCGCTTGGGCGCAGTTAGCCGACGCCGCGAGCCGCTGACCCGTCCCAGTCCTGATCCAGTTGAAGGCGAGGTTCGCCCTTTTGGGCGCATCCTCCTGTACCGCTTAGAGAAAAGTATCACGATGCGTGACGATTCGAACTATTTCTACGACCGGGCCGAAACCGAGCTCGAACTGGCGCAGCGCGCCACCCACCCGCTGGCGGTGCGCGCGCACTATATCATCGCCAACCATTATCTGGACCGCTGCTACGGCAGCCCGGCGGAGGATGCCCCCGCGGCGCCCGCCGACGAGGGCGACGCCGCCTGATCCTCGCGGCGAGCCGGCCGGTGCCGTACGTGGCGTGACACGGACCGGGTGAACCCTCGCGATTCCCATGCGTTGCAGGGGAGCGAGGTAGGAATGGCGGACGAGGCGCAAGACCCGACGCCCGGTGGGCATGGTCCGGGCGATACGGAAGTATGGACGGGCACGCGGGCCGATGACGGCCCGGAGGGTAAATTATACCCGGTGGCGGTCGTGTTGCGCGCAACCTTCGATGCCGACAATCATGCGACGCTGAGCCGCGACGTCACCGGGCTGATGCTCGATCTCTCGCGGGTGCCGTTCGAACCGCACGAATTCGAACCTCTGCTGCGGCCGCTGGCGCCACCGCCGCCGGCCGGGTGGCTGGCGCGGGCGCGGCTCGCCTTGCGCCGGTTGCGCGAGGCGCGGGGTTGAGCGTGCCGCTCAGGCGGGAACGCGCATGCCTTTCAATTCCGATCCGAGCGAGCTGAACAGCGCCTCGATCTGCGACAGCGCGAGCGGCGACAGGCGAATGGGCGTCGCCGGGCCGAGCGCGCCCGGCGCCTCCATCTCGGCGAAACCCGCGTCGATCAGCGCCAGGATCCAGCGGTTGGCGAGCGCCTGCGACGTGCTGATCCGCTTGGCGAGTTCGGCGGCCGTGACCGAGCTCGCCTCCGCCTCTGCCAGATAGGCGATCAGCAGAATCTCGCAAGCAGGATTGCCGGCCAGCGCCGGACCGAACGCGCGCTTGCTGCCACTGACCGCCTGCAGGAACATCCGCGCCATCCGCCAATAGGCATGAACCGATTCGGTTTCGGTATGGCGGCAGAGCAGGCGGGCGCTGAGGACGAGCAAGGCGGCGTCACCCTGGCCCAGCCGCGAGACGGAGACGTTGATCCAGACGACGCCGCCATCGGCCTGCATGCAGCGCAGCGTGCCGCGATGCGTTTTTTGGCTGGGATCGCGCCACGCGGTCTCCAGGAACGCGTCCGCGATCAGCCGTTCGGTCGGGTGGGCGAATTCGCTCGCCGGACGTCCGATCACCGCATCGCGCCCGATGCCGACAAGCGCGGCATAACCGTCGTCGATGTCGACGATGTCCCTGCGGCGGTTGATCAGCGCATGGCCGATATGTCCTGATCGATACGGCATAGCGTACGATAGCGGCCTTTCGTGGCAAAATGAAACCCGTTGTCCGACTATTGTACCTTAGTAGCATATCTTGTGCCCGGCCGTGGCAATCCGGCGATAGGATGGGCGTTTATAACCCATCTGGTACAAAACGCTTGACATCGTCACGCTCATTGGGTACATAACCGGAACGCTGAAGAATTGCGAGTCGGGCCGGGGTGGTGGGGATCAAGTCCCGTTGCGCTCGGCCGCTTGCGTTTGGGGGCCGGGGCGAATGAGTGGGGAGATGGGGCATGGACAGCGGCGAAGCGACCGAGGTCATGGTGGTGCGCCTGCCGGTGCGGGGTAGGCGGGTGCGATGGACCATCGCCCTGGAGGGCCTGTTCCTCGATCATCTGGCAGCGACGGGCGATATCCAAGCCGCAGCCCGAAGGATCAATCTGCATCCGTCGCAGGTCTATTATCGGCTGCGCACCAACGCCCGCTTTGGCGAGGGGTGGGCAGCCGCGATCGAGGCGGGGTATCAGTCGGTCGAGATCAGCATGATTGGACAAATCCTGTCGTCCGACCCCGACGTCGGCGCCGATCAATCGACGAAGGGCCGGTCGTTCGATTGGGACAAGGCGCTGCGCCTGATGGCGCAGCGCGCCAGCCGTGCCGCAGGCAAGCCATGGCGTGGTGGCCCGGCCCGCACGGTCGCCACCCGCGAGGAAAGCGACGCGATTATCCTGCGACGCCTGTCGAATATCGCGGCGAAGGCGAAGCGCCTTGGGGAGGGCGCGTGACAGACGGTTCGATCGACGTGATCGCCAGGCTGGTCGCGATGACCGAGGTAGAGCGCGGACAGTTCATCCGGGGATTGAGCGCGCTGTCGTGCATCGCGCTGTGCTGGCGGGTGGAGCGGCGCGACGGGGTCGCGATCGGGCTGACGACGCATGATCGCGATGTGACCGTTGACGGCCTGCTGCGCTGGTTCGGCGGCGGCAATGCGGGGCTGTCGCAGGGCATCGAGGGGCGGATGGCGACGCTGGTGCTGACGACGGTCGGGCGGGTGATCGGCGGGCCGATCGGGGGTGCGCTGGGCGCGCTGGCGGGGCAGGCGATCGACGGGCGATTGTTCCGCGGGGCGGCTCGCGAGGGGCCGCGGTTGAGCGACCTGACGGTGCAGACGTCGAGCTATGGCACGCCGATCCCGAAGCTGTTCGGCACGATCCGGGTGGCGGGGACGGTGATCTGGTCGACCGACCTGATCGAGACGCGCACGACCAGCCGCGGCGGCAAGGGGCAGCCGGGGACCAACACCTATAGTTATAGCGTGTCCTTCGCCGTGGCGCTGTCGGCGCGGCCGATCCGCAGCGTGCGGCGCATCTGGGCGGAGGGCAAGCTACTGCGCGGGGCGGCGGGCGACTGGAAGAGCGTGACGGGGTTTCGCCTGCATACGGGCGGCGAGGATCAGGCGGTCGATCCGCTGATCGCTTCGGCCCTGGGGGCGGTGCCGGCGTATCGCGGCATCGCCTATGCGGTGTTCGAGGGGATGCAGCTGGCCGATTACGGCAACCGCATCCCGTCGCTGACCTTCGAGGTGGAGGCCGATGCGGCGCCGGTGGCGAGCGGGGCGGTGGCGGCAGCGCTGGCGCCGGAGGTGCGTGGCGGGGGCGGGGTGATGCTGGGTGGCTTTGCCGCGTCGGGCGCGAGCGTGCGCGGCGTGCTGGAGACGCTGACGACGATCGATGGCGGCTGGTGGCGGACCGAGGCCGCGACGCTGGTGCGATCCGATGCCGGCGGGGCGGCGGTGGCGATCGCCGATACCGGCAAGGAGCGCAGGCGCAGCGTCGCGGCGGCGGGCGGAACCGTACGCGAGGTGGCGGTGGCGCATCATGACCCGGCGCGGGACTATCAGATCGGCGTGCAGCGCGTGCGGCGGCCGGGAGCGGGCCAGGCGGTCGATCGCGTCGATCTGCCGGCGGTGCTGGCGGCGAGTGAGGCGAAGCGCGTGGCGGCGGCGCTGCTGGCCCGAGGCGAGAGCGAGCGCACGCGGCGACGGGTGACGCTGGGTCGCGAGGGGCTGGGGATTGCGCCGGGCGCGATCGTGACGATCGCCGGAGAGGCGGGGCGGTGGCGCGTGGCGCAGGCGGCGATGGCTGGACTGGCGACGACGCTGGACCTGGTGCCGCTGGCGCCGGCTGCGCTGCCGGTGCGGGCAAGCAGCGGCACGGTTGCGGCGGCGGCGGACGTGCGCATCGGGCGGACGCTGCTGGTCGCCGCGGAATGGCCGGGGCTGGAAGATGCGCCACTGGCGCAGCCGCGGGTGTCGGTTCTGGCGTGCGGCGAAGGGGCGGGATGGCGGCAGGCGGCGCTGCTCTACAGCCTCGACGATGGCGCCAGCTGGACGGGCGCGGGCGGGACGGCGGCGCCCGCGACGATCGGGGTGATCGAGGGGGTGCCGGAGGTAGCGTCTCCCTGGCTGATCGATTCGCAAAGCCGGCTGATCGTGCGGCTGATGCGGGCTGACATGGTGCTCGGCGATGCCGACGCGACGCGGCTGGCACAGGGCGGCAATCTGGCGCTGGTCGGTGACGAACTGATCCGGTTCGCAATTGCCGAGCCGCTGGGTGCGGGGCGCTGGGCGTTGACCGGGCTGCGGCGTGGCGTGCGCGGAACCGAGGCGGCGATCGGCACGCAGCGGCCGGGCGATCGCTTCGCGCTGATCGAACGCGATGCGGTGGCGTCGATCGATCTGCCGGTGACGGCGATCGGGCGACGCGTGCGGTTGATGGCCAGCGGGGTGGGCGATGCCGCCGCGCCCGCCACCGCCGAGGTGATCGTGACTGGCGCGTCCGTGGCGCCGCCATCGCCGGTGCATCTGGGGCTGCAGCGCGACGCGGTGGGCGGGCGGAGGCTCGGCTGGATCCGGCGCAGTCGTGCGGGGTGGACCTGGCGCGATCGGCTCGACGCGGCCGTGGGGGAAGAGAGCGAACGCTATCGCGTGACGATCGCGCGGCCGGATGGCGGCGTGCGCAGCGTCGAGACGATTGCGCCGACGCTGTCGATCGAGGCGGGCGATGCCGGTGCCGCCGTCACCGTCGTGCAACAGGGAACGCTCGCGGTCTCGTCGCCGGCGCACCTGACATTTTCCGATCTGGGAGCTTGATCGATGAACAGTCTGACGACGTCGCGATTCGCTCTGCCGCTGTTGGCGGCGGGGCAGGCGGACAAGGAGCTGACGCACAATGAGGCGCTGACGCGGATCGATATGCTGTTGCATCCGGTCGTGCAGGCGGTCGGCCTGTCGGTTCCGCCGACGACGCCCGGTGTCGGGCAATGCTGGGTTGTCGGGGCCAATCCGACGGGCGCGTGGGCGGGCCAGGCCAATCGACTGGCAGGCTGGAGCGAGGGGGGATGGCGCTTCGTCGACCCACGCGAGAACCTGATCGTATGGGACGTTTCGCAAGCGATACCAATCGCTTATCGGGGAGGGCTGTGGCAAGAAAGTGACGTCCGCGGCGCGCGCCTGACGGTGGGCGGGCAGCAGGTCGTCGGCAGCCGCAAGGGCGCGATCGCCGACCCGCAGGGCGGAGGCACGATCGACGACGTCGCGCGCTCCACCCTGATCGCGATCCTCGCCGCGTTGCGCGGCCATGGCCTGATCGGCACCGGCTGACCTGTGACATTGGCGCAACAGTTCCAACCTTTTGTCGGCTTGCGTGGAAACCAACCCTCCGATAGTGAGTTTGCGCTGTCCGTAGTGACACTCAAGAAAGGGGACTTCTATGCGGAAGCTTGCCGTCGTTCTGGCACTGGCCTCCACCGCACTCGCCACTCCCGCCCTCGCCCGCGACAAGTCGTGGTACGTCGGCGTCGAAGGCGGTGCGATGATCGTCGAAGACATCAACTATGACATCGGCGCGTCGCGCAATGCGGCCACCGTCGATCACAACTATGGCTATGACGTCGATGGCGTGATCGGCTACGATTTCGGCGGGTTCCGCGTCGAAACCGAAGTCGGCTATCGCAGCGCGACCGTCGATGGCTACACCTCGACGCTGACCACCCCGGCGTACACGTCGACGGGTGCGCTCGTGAACGTTCCGGCCGGTTCGTACAGCTATGCTGGCGGCCGCACCTCGGCGCTCAGCTTCATGCTGAACGGCCTGCTCGACTTCGGTGACGA